TGTCTTTTCTGGCAATATATACCCGATGCAGTCCAGAACGATGCTGGACAGTCCCTTTACCGCCCGACCAGTCACAGACAGTCCTGACTAGTGGCAGCTCGTAAGCAGCCGCTACGAGGGGCAATTAAAGCAAGGCTTCACAGTCCACTAATCAAGGGCAAAACTAGAGCCGATGAGGTTGCCAAGATGGCAGATGATCTCGGCATGCCTTTAATGCCATGGCAGCGCTGGGTTTTAGACGACATGATGCGCGTTGACGCTAAAGGTAATTACATTCGTAAGACTTCGCTGCTATTAGTAGCCCGACAGAATGGCAAGTCTCACCTAGGACGCATGCGCGTCATCTGGGGGCTGTTCTATGGAGGCGAAACTAAACACCTAATCATGTCTTCCAACCGAGCCACAGCTCTTATGACCTTTCGTGAGATCGCATGGATCATTGAGAATGCGCCTCATCTTAAGGCTGGCACTAAGGCGATCCGCTATGCCAATGGCGGCGAACGCATCGAGCTGCTAAACGGGGCAACACTCGACCTTGTGTCAGATACTCGTGACTCATCTCGTGGACGCACAGCAGACTTTCTCTGGATCGATGAAGTTCGAGAGATATCCAAAGACGGATACACCGCGGCAATCCCTACGACCCGCGCTAGACCTAATAGTCAGACATTCCTTTCGTCAAATGCCGGGGATGCCTTCTCAGAAACACTTAATAACCTTAGGGAGCGAGCACTTTCAGCGCCTCCTAAGTCATTTGGATTTTACGAATACTCAGCACCGCAATATTGCAAGATCACAGACCGCAACGGATGGGCATTTGCCAACCCTGCACTCGGTCACACGATAACGGAGGAATCACTTGAAGAAGCTGTGGCGACTAATAAAATTGAAGACACTCGCACGGAACTATTATGTCAATGGATTGATTCTTTACAAAGTCCGTGGCCTCATGGCGTACTTGAGGCAACCTCCGATGCCACGCTCCAGATTCCGATCGGTGGCTATACAGTCTTTGGCTTCGATGTATCTCCATCTCGCCGCAATGCGAGCCTCGTTGCTGGTCAGATTATGGGTGACGGAAGAATCGGTGTCGGTATCTTGCAGACGTGGGAGTCGCAAGTCTCGGTCGATGACCTAAAGATTGCAGCTGAGATCAAGGGATGGGCTGACCAATATCGACCTAAGATGATCTGCTACGACAAGTACACGACGCAATCGATCGCTGAAAGATTGGCTAATGCAGGACAGATAACTCAGGATGTATCAGGCCAACAGTTCTATCAGGCTTGCTCTGACCTTCTTGACGGCATGGTCAATGGTCGAGTAGTCCATAATGGACAAGAAGAATTAATTAAGCAGATGAATAACTGCGCTGCTAAAACTAATGACTCAAGCTGGCGCATTGTTAAACGTAAGAGCGCTGGCGATGTATCCGCACCGATCTCTTTAGCCATGGTCGTATCGATGCTACTTAAACCACAACAGGTAGCGGCTATATACACCGAATAGCACAACATGTAGTGTATAATTGCGGTCTATGGGTATCCTCTCGCGCCTTACAGGTGCAACACCGAAAGCCAATGTTGAAGCGCAATACGCACCGCAGGTTCTAGGTGAGTATTCGCCTTATGCGATGCCGTTCCAGTTCGCTTACGTCGGACGCACAGAGGCAATGGGAGTTCCGGCATTAGCTCGATGCCGCAACCTTCTCGCTGGCACTATTGGAACGATCCCACTTGAGTTATACAAGAAGTCAACAGGCGAAGAATTAGGCAAGCCACTATGGCTCGATCAGCCTTCATACTCACAGCCTCGATCAGTAACTATTGCCTATACAGTCGACTCACTTTTATTTTACGGACAAGCCTTCTGGCAAGTAGTAGAGACTTATCAAGAAGATGGGCGACCATCTCGCTTCGAGTGGATCGCTAACAGTCGCGTCACAGCTACTCTCGATCGCGATAATGTCTTTGTAAAGTCTTACGCCATAGATGGTACGACAGTACCAATGGACGGCCTTGGATCTTTAATTACATTCCAATCGCTAAGCGATGGCATTCTAAACACAGGCACATCGACTATTCGGGCAGCTCTAGACATTCAGAAGGCCAGCGTTATTGCAGCCGCTACGCCCATGGCGACGGGCTATATTTCGAACTCGGGGGCTGACCTGCCACCTGTAGAAGTTCAAGGATTACTTTCAGCATGGAAGTCTGCCCGTCAAAATCGTTCTACGGCTTACCTCACGTCGACACTGAAGTATGAGACAGTCGGATTCAGTCCTAAAGACATGATGTACAACGAGGCGATCCAGAACCTCGCTACCGAGATCGCTCGACTATGCAACGTCCCACCTTATTACGTTTCAGCAGATCAGAACACGACAATGACTTATGCGAACGTAACTGAAGAAAGAAAGCAATTCTTGACCCTTTCTTTACAGCCATTTATCTCAGCCATCGAGGATCGTCTATCAATGGATGACATCACAGCTCGTGGCAACATCGTCAAATTCGACATCGACAAGAATTATCTCCGCACAGATCCACTCGTAGAACTATCAATCATCCGTGAACTTCTTGATCTCCAATTAATTACACAGGAGCAAGCCATGGAGATGACAGACCTAACACCTAACGGAAGCGAAGGCATGCAATGAAAGAGATGCTCACATTCTCAGCAGAACTTACAGCGGACGCGTCAGAGCGCACTATCTCTGGCAAGATCGTTCCCTTTAATGGCGAGGTAGGAAACACATCTGCCGGAGCCGTAGTCTTTGAGCGTGGCGCGATTAATATCGCTGACTCATCTAAAGTGAAGCTCCTTCTGGAGCATGATCCAAAGCAGCCGATCGGCCGCGCTCAATTCTTTAATGAGACCGAGGACGGCATCTTTGCATCGTTCAAGATTTCTAAATCATCCCGTGGCACAGATGCTCTCATCGAAGCCTCAGAAGAACTTCGCACTGGTCTCTCAGTCGGAGTTATGGTCAATGCAGCCAAGCCTAAGAATGGCGTGCTGTACGTATCGAGTGCTGACCTACTCGAAGTAAGTTTAGTGCAGGCCGCCGCATTTAAGTCAGCAGCCGTCACTGATATAGCGGCGTCTGAAGATGAAGCCGTTGAAGAAACCCTACCAACAGAAAGCGAGACAGCCACAGTGGAATCCACTCCAGCAGTCGAAGCAACACCTACAGTTGAGGCTGCCGCAGTTGAAGCTGCTCGCCCTGCTGTCACAGCAATGGCTTACACAAAGCCACGCATCGAAGTAACAGCTGCAAAGTATGCAGAGCAGTCAATCCGCGCAGCACTTGGCGATGACTCAGCTCGTCAGTACATCGCAGCAGCAGACAACACAACTGACAACGCTGGTCTCGTACCAACACGTCAACTTTCAGAGATCATCAACCCTCTCGGTACAACTATCCGCCCATCAATCGATGCAATCTCTCGTGGAGTGCTTCCTGATGCAGGTATGACTTTCGAGATCCCTAAGATCACAGCAATGCCTACAGTTGCAGTTGCAGCTGAAGACGCAGCATTCTCTAACACAGACCAAAATTCTGCGTTCTTGAGCGTGTCCGTGGCCAAGTACGCCGGACAACAGGTATTCAGCGTAGAGCTTCTCGACAGAACTTCTCCAGCATTCTTCGATGAACTCGTTCGCAACATGGCAGCAGCTTATGCCAAATCAACTAACGCAGCAGTCAACGCTGCACTTATTTCAGGTGCAACACTTGACGCAACTACAGTTGCAACATATCCAACAGCAGCCGAGCTTCTCGGTATCGTTGCTCGTGGATCAGCATCTGTCTATGGCGCAACAGCAGGACTTCCAAATCCATTTGCTCGCAACATGGTTGTCTCAACTGGACAATGGTCTAACATCATGACATTGAACGATTCAGGACGCCCTATCTACAACGCATCACAGCCACAGAACGCAGGCGGCGTTGTAACACCTACATCACTCACAGGTAACGTTGCAGGACTTAACCTCTACGTCGATCCAGAAAATGCTGGCGATGGCGATGGCACAATCCTCATCATCAATCCAGATGCGTACACATGGTACGAGTCACCAACATACCGACTACGCGCAGAATCAACAGCTGCTGGTCAGGTAACAATCGGCTACTACGGCTACGGCGCAATCGCGACCAAGGTCGGCGCAGGCGCATTCAAGAATAACAAGGCGTAAGCCACACTAAGTCGCTGGCAGGGTAGTGCCCTTCTACCCTGCCAGTCTTTAGAAAGGATAAGAGCATGGCATTGACAACAGTTGCAGAGCTTCGCACCGCCCTAGGCGTTGGCACTCTCTATACTGATGCAGTCTTGCAGTCTGTCTGCGATGCCGCAGATAACGTACTCTTGCCCTTTCTATGGAAGAATCAGCAGTACATCATTGCTCACGGGAACACGGGCACAGTCGGCACTCTTTACTTTGATCAAAATATCCGCGACTACTTCTACGTCGGACAATCAGTCGTGATCTCTGGCGCTGGTACTAAGTACAACGGCACAAAGACAATTACAGGCGTTGACACTCAATCTTTTACAATTACGACGACACACACTAGCGACAATCCCTATCACTCAGTCGAGCCTTATGGCATTGCAGCAGCTGAGACTTACACAGATTACACAACCATCCCAGCGATTCAAGAAGCGTCTCTCATGATCTCAATCGATATCTGGCAATCTCGCCAAGCCCCATCAAGCGGCGGCGTGACCATCGATGGCTATCAACCAAGCCCTTATCGGATGGGAAACACTTTACTTGCTCGCGTCCGTGGATTGCTTGCGCCGTATCTTGATCCGAGATCGATGGTGGGCTAATGGCCGCCATTTCAACACTTCGCGCAGGTATCGCAGCAGCTCTTACTGATAATACAAAATACTCAGTCTTCTCATTCCCACCTGCAACACCGATCGCCAACAGTGTGATCGTAGCGCCAGCAGATCCTTACATCTCGCCATCTAACGGCT